TGTGCTCAAATCCGACATTACTACATACTTAGAGAGTGATGAAGATATCAACAAGTACATTGCTCAAAAAATAGTACATGATGAAATTGTGGATGTATGCCAAAGCATATTAAAAGAATTGAACAGCAGAACTTTCCAACTTAGGGACTTTATCGCCTGGGAGCGGTTTATTCAAGGTGTCTGATTTAATACTTCATAAAAAAGACGAAGCATATATTCAGTTTGAGTGTGAACGTAATATCGCACAAGAGCTGAGTGACTACTTTACTTTTTATGTTCCTGGTTATCAATTTACTCCTGCGTTTAAGTCACGGGTATGGGATGGTAAAATTAGGCTTGCAGACCTAAGAAACTTTACCATCTATCACGGTCTTGTTCCATACATTGAAACATTTTGTAAAGAACGTGATTATAAATTAGAGATTGACCCTGATGTTAATTGTACAGAAAATTATTCTGTTGTTGAGGCAGAACAATTCATATCGACATTAAATATTCCTCTTGAAGTAAGAGACTATCAATTAAAGTCATTTGTACATGCGGTTCGTAATAGACGAATCTTATTGTTGTCACCTACTGCATCAGGTAAATCACTAATCATTTATTTGATACTTCGTTATCTACAAGTTAATTGTAAAAAAGGCTTGTTGATTGTACCTACAACATCTTTAGTTGAACAAATGTATAAAGACTTTAGTGAATATGGTTATGATTCGGAACAATACTGCCATCGTCAATACGCTGGTAAAGAGAAACACACAAACAAGTTTCTAACGATTACTACGTGGCAATCAATTTATAAAAACGACAAAGACTACTTTGAACAATTTGATTTTGTTCTTGGTGATGAGGCACATCAATTCAAAGCCAAATCACTGACAACAATTCTATCTGGTTGTTCTAATGCCAAGTATCGTATCGGTACAACAGGTACACTTGATGGTACACAGACACATAAACTTGTACTTGAAGGTTTGTTTGGTCCTGTTTACAGAGCAACATCTACCGCAGAGTTAATGGAAAAAGGTCAACTTGCTGCATTTAAGATTAAATGTTTGATTCTGAAATACGATGATGCAATATGTAAACAAGCTAAGTCATGGGACTATAATACAGAACTTGAATACATAGTTAAAAACAAACAAAGAAATGAATTCATTAAAAACTTGGTGTTGTCTTTAAAAGGTAATACACTTGTCTTGTTTCAATTCGTTGAGAAACACGGCAGAGATTTACATGCATTGATTAAAGAGAATACCAAGAATAGACATGTGTTCTTTGTATACGGCGGCACAGATGTTGAAGTTAGAGAATCGGTTCGTGCAATTACTGAAAAAGAAAAGGATGCAATTATTGTGGCATCTTATGGCACTTTTAGTACTGGCGTTAACATTCGCAACCTACACAACATCATCTTTGCTTCTCCCTCTAAGTCTCGTATTCGGAACTTGCAGTCAATCGGTAGGGGTTTAAGATTAGGTGATAACAAGGAAGAGGCCGTTCTCTTTGACATAGCGGATGATTTTAGAATAGGCAAATATACCAATTACACGTTGCATCATTTCGTGGAACGTGTTAAAATATACGATGATGAAAAATTCAATTACAAATTCTACAATATCAACCTCAAACATGAATGATTTAATCCAAGGCGTTAAGATAGTCCGTTTGCAAAGCGGAGAAGACATTATTGCAAGTATAATAGAAGATGATGAATCAGATATGGTTATGTTGAATAATCCTATGCATCTTATCTTTAAAAGAACTTCTCAAGGTTCAATGATGGTTATGTTACCGTGGTTACCTATTGAGTTGATTAAAGATAATACAGCTACGATTTATTCCTCTGACATTCTTACCATGGTAGACCCAAAAGATGCCCTCATTGAGTATTACGGTAATATGATTAATACGGAACAGTTGAAGAATCTGAGTGATGACACCCTCGTTAATAACTTGAAAGAAGCTATTCACGATAATGAGGATGAGAATGATGAGTTTGATATTGAGGAAGAGAACGAAGAACGCCTAACTAAAGAAGAATCAATCGAAGTCTTCAATCGGAAGAGAAGTAACAGGTTACATTAATCATTAACATCAAACGGAACACCGAGAGTATATAACATGTCAAGCAGTTTGTCAATAGAGAAAAAGGGTATATATGAGTGAGAAGAAACCAAAACATTATGTGAACAATGCCGATTTTTTAGAGGCTCTAATAGAGTACAAGAAAAATTGTGTGGTTGCCAAACAAGAGGGTAAACAGGACCCACAGATTCCAAATTACATTGGGGAATGTTTCCTGAAGATTGCAGAACACCTGTCTCGCAAGCCTAACTTCTTTTCATATTCCTTCCGTGATGAAATGATATCAGATGGTATTGAAAACTGCCTAATGTACTTTCGTAATTTTGATCCAGACAAGTCAAAGAACCCATTTGCATACTTCACTCAAATCATTTACTTTGCCTTTCTACGCCGTATTATGAAAGAGAAGAAACAACTCTATGTTAAGTACAAGGCAACAGAACAATTCGGTATACTTGATGAATTTGAAATGTATGAAGATTCGGATGGCAACATGAAACAGTTCCAATTATATGACAACATTTCCGAATTCATTCAAAATTTTGAAAACAATAAGAAAAAGAAAAAGGATGGCAAGTCTAAAGGCCTAGAAAAATTTATTGAAGAATTGCCTGAAAAACCATTGACAAATATCTAAACTTGTGTTACGATGTAGATTATGAAAATTTGTATTCTAGGTGATACGCATTTCGGTATGCGTGGTGATTCGTTAGAGTTTCACCGTTATTATAAAAAATTCTATGATGAAGTATTCTTTCCGTATCTAATCGAAAACAAGATTGATACGGTGTTTCAACTTGGTGATTTGTTTGACCGCAGAAAGTTTATCAACTTCAACTCATTGTACCTGTGTCGTAAATATTTCTTTGACAAGCTCAGAGACAACAATATTTCACTTCACACATTACTAGGTAATCACGATGTTGCCTTTAAGAATACACTTGAGGTAAACTCAACCAGTTTGTTACTACAAGAATATGAAAACATTAGAATCTATGATGATTTTGATACAGTATTCTTTGATGGTGTTGAGATTGATATTGTGCCTTGGCTTTGTGCAGACAACCAAGATGAAATCTTTGCAAATATAAAAACAAGTAGAAGTCAAATTTGTTTTGGGCATTTTGAGATTGATGGATTTGAAATGGATCGTGGCAATGTTTGTCATGGAGGTATTGACAAACAACCATTAAACAAGTATGATATCGTATTGACAGGACACTTTCATCATAAATCGGATGACGGGCATATCTATTTTGTTGGTACGCCAGGAGAGATGACTTGGGCTGATTATAATGACCCAAGAGGTTTTCATACCTTTGATACAAGTACCCGTGAACTAGAATTCATACAGAATCCGTATCGTATGTTCCATAAGTTGTCTTATGATGATGCAGTAACTGATTTTGAATATTGGAAGTCATTTGATTATGCGGCATTGAAAGAAACATATGTAAAGGTGATTGTTGTTAACAAACAAAATCCTTATCTGTTTGATACCGTGATTGACAACTTGTATAAATCGGGTGTGTCAGACATTTCTATCGTTGAAGATTTTACAGATATCGTTATTGAGAATGACCAAGAACTGATTGACCAAGCTGAAGACACTATGACAATACTGTCCAAGTATATTGATAATTTGACTTTGAATGTTGAGAGTGACAAACTAAAATCTCTAATGAGAGAACTCTACATTGAGGCATTGAATACAGAAACTACTGAATGATAATTTTTCGTTATGTGCGTTGGAAGAACCTACTTTCAACCGGGAACTATTTTACTGAAATAAAACTAGACAACAACATCAACACACTTGTTGTTGGTGAGAATGGTTCTGGTAAATCAACAATGCTTGATGCATTGTGTTTTGCTTTGTTTGGTAAAGCGTTTCGTAATGTCAACAAACCAAATCTACTAAATTCAATCAATGGTAAAGATTGTATTGTTGAAGTTGAATTCAATACCAATAACAAGTCATACAAGATTATTCGTGGTATCAAACCAAACAAGTTTGAAATCTATTGTGATGGTGATTTGGTAAATCAAGATGCAGCTGTAAGAGACTATCAGGAATACCTTGAGAAGTTTATTCTGAAACTGAACTACAAATCATTTACACAAATTGTAATTCTTGGTTCTGCATCATTTGTTCCATTCATGCAACTATCATCATCTGATAGAAGAGCAATCATTGAAGACTTGTTAGACATTCAAATCTTTTCGACCATGAATGGTTTGTTGAAAGATAGATTGACTAACAACAAAGATATGATGGTGCATTATAAAAATGCAATTGAACTTACACAACAACGATATGATTTGCAAGACAAACATATCAAAGGGCTTAAACAAAATACAGAAGACAAGGTGACTGAATATGTTAGTGAGATACTGTTCAATAACAATACCGTACAAACCTTACATGGAGAAATTGCTAACCTCTCCTCACAGGTCGAAACACATCAAAACATGGTCGCAGAAAAAACTTTGGTTGAGAATAAGGTCAAACAACTTACGAAAATTGAATCTCAGATTGAAAGCAACATATCCAAATTTCGAAAGGATATCAGTTTCTTTGAGCACAATGATGATTGTCCAACGTGTAGGCAGGCCATTGCCACCGAGTTTAAAGAAACGGAGTTACAAAGCCTTCAAACCAAAGCCACAGAATGTGAACACGGTCTGACACAATTAGAAGTTAAGTTATTGGAAGAACAAACTAAACTGAATGAAATAACTGAAATTCAAAAACGAATTCAGTCCTTACAGATTGAGATTGCAACCAAGAACACTTCTATCATTGAAACAAACAAATACATTGCTAAGTTGGAAAAATTAATTGAAGAATTAAAAACAAACAAGGCATCAACAGAGATAGAAGAATTAGAATTAAAGACATTAAATGATACGTTAACTGAGTTAAAAGGTAATTTAAGAACTCTTATAAATGAAAAGACATACTATGAGATAGCATCTGGTCTGTTAAAAGATACTGGTATAAAAACAAAAATTATCAAACAGTATCTGCCAATCATCAACAAGTTGGTGAATAAGTATCTTGCATCATTAGATTTCTTTGTGAACTTTAATCTTGATGAATCTTTCAAAGAAACAATCAAGTCAAGGCATCGTGATGATTTCACCTATAACAATTTTAGTGAAGGTGAAAAACAACGAATTGATATGGCTTTGATGTTGACATGGCGTGCAGTTGCCAAATTGAAGAATTCATCTAACACTAATTTGTTGATACTAGATGAAGTGTTTGATTCGAGCCTAGATACTAATGGTACAGAAGAACTAATGAAGATACTTCATATGCTTGAAGGTGTAAACCTGTTTGTTATCTCTCACAAAGGAGATATTTTACAGGATAAATTTAGTAACGTGATTCGATTTGAGAAAGTAAATAACTTTAGTAGGATAATGAAATGAGTGATATATTAAAAATTGATA